GTACACATACTCAAATGGCGAGGCACTTGGTGCCGCCGATAAGAACGTTTCGTTCTGTATGGTACACGTTGATCCTACGGAGGATGGTGCTGCAGTCCCAACTGAGACGTTTCCAGATCTGGAAACGAGACAGTTATAGGGGGCTGTAGCCGTGATGGTTATTGTAGTCGAGGTACTCCCTGTTGCGACTACTGGTGCGTTCCCGAGCGAAGTGGCGACGCTGACGGTATTGGTCGAAATCTTTTGAGACTTCGATAGGCCGACAGCGACGTCACCTAGCTGAGGAGTAATAAACCTCACGGTGTAGGAGACATAAAGCTCTCCTACTGGTGTAGCATCATCCATCCCTTGTGTGGCGATGAAGAAGTTGCCGACGTCGTATAGTTTGACGTCCTGATTTGCTCCCAGTACGCCTGAGCGTACGAAGAATGTCTTTTGCTTATGAAGGGCCTCCTTAGGAGACCGTTGATCAAAGCTACTCCAGGCACTGGAGCGGACATAGCCCTGGTAAGACGCAAGTTGCGTCTTATCAAGGGGAGCAGGATCAGAAGCGTCATAGTCTACAGCAGACATGACCGAGCCCTTTGTAGTGGAGGGCGCCATGGTTTGGAACTCGAAGATCAGATCCTCCAGCACATACGATTCGTATATGCTGGCCATAGCCGATAACCATGGGAAAGAAGAACTCAATCCGGGGTTAACGTTGACGGTCGTGACAGCGAAAGCTGTAGACCCAGCGATATCTCGAAGATATTCGCGGTGTTTCACTACGACATCGCACCCATTCTTGCTAGGAAGGTACACGGGATTACCGGTACGCATGTTCCTCGTTTGCGAGATGGGCGCCTTCTTCACCGCAGAATCATTCTGGTGAAGGGGAGCAGCGCGAGAAGCGCGCTTTTGTCGATTGGGCTTTGGTTTCGCCTGTCGACTCTTGGGGTTTGGTTGCCCTTGTTTGTTAGTGTTCATGTATTGGATCCACCTGAACATGGGTGGACTGTACATCAAAGTGCGGAGATCTTTTAGAATCTACCTGGTCCGTGCAGTCTCTCGACATTTAGGAGACGAATCTCCATTTAGTACGGAACTATTAAGCCGCGCAAGGCGACACCGTTTTGGACCATTCAATCACTTCAACCCAATGGATAAGTTTTAAGACTTTCCAGGTCCCCTACCCGATTATAAATAATCGGACCCCATCCTGTGGGGAGTTTCGGCACTAACAGGAACAACCAAGCTGTGATACCCTTGTGGTACTAGCTTGCCAGATTCTTCAGATGTAAGGAGACAACCTTCGTAAGGTGCATATCTGATGAATCCCGTCCTACAGAGCGTTTTAGTTTCTCTGTGGAAGACCCTCTTTATAGGGAGTAAGGACTTCTTCTTGGATTTCTCCTTTTCGAGATAATCCCAGGGATTGTCGGGAAGATCTTTACATTCCCAAGGTTTACTGACATAACTGTCAAATTTCTCGGTTACTTCGTAACCAGGTAAGGGCCTCTGGGTGGTATATCCACAACCAGGGTACTTATCTAAGAAACCTTGGGCGACGTAAACTTCCTCCTTCGTAATCCGGAACTTGAAACCTTCAGGTGCTTTTACACCCATCCCACCAAGGGATTCGGGTATAAAGAGGTTTCGTGAGAAGAACTTACTCTTGTCCTTGATCGATTCTGTTGTCTCGAATCGACATTCGTCCGCAATCGTCGTCTTATGTGTAGTCATGATTTTCTTAAGAAAATCAATTTGTTTTTTTGGAAGACTACCTTTAAGCATCTCATTTATATTGACGACTATCCCTTCTGCAGCTTCATGGTGAGAAGCTGCCATTCCATCATTCCTTCGACCTTGTACTTTGTGTTGTCCAAAGAATAAACCCGAGTTCAAAAATCCAATCTCCCTTATAGTCGGTCTTACGACCTTCTTATGAAGGGGACAATGGATACTCGTACTGTTTATATTCAGATACTCACGGTGTACATAGGCCTTCCCCACTGACATTTCTAGGCCAACCTTCTTACCGATGTCTACGTGCTTAACCCAATTATCTGGGTCCGAAGCGTAGACCATGTCATCACCATTAATTAAAACATGGTTTAGACGTTGATCATGACTCCAGAACCTATGTTCTTGTTGAGTGGTTAAGAGGTAGACCCCGAGGTTAGCGAGGCACAAAATTGGGAAGGACAGAATGGAGCCCATCAGTTGACCATTAGTCTGTATGCCGCGAGGCATATCTTCGCCGGGGTACCACAATTGGTGTGGACCGAGAACTAGATTAGCTATTTCTCGTTGCATCTCTGGAAGATCTTCGATTAAATATCGAAAGATCCGACCAGAATACTTCCAAGAAAGGCCATCTGTAGCGGCAGAATAGTCAACCGAGAACCACTTCATATCCAAAGTGGTCATATTCGTAAGATCACGAATATCTTCCAGGTCTAAAGGACGACCTATTAAACGGAAGCTGGGCATGTTGCGCATAGTTGTGTGAAGCGCCTTCTGCAAGGGTTTGCAGGAATAGTAAGGTAGAGCCTCCCCCTTACTAATAATACGGATCTTATTGGGCTCAAGGACTGCTTGTATGGTGCAGTTAAGGACTGAGGGCAAGGTCGTGGCGTAGCTAGTATAAGCTGAGAGAGTTCGCCATTCGTACTGTCCATAGGCACAGTAACGTGTTGCATGGAAATTGGACAAGATTCCATGCCGAGTATAGACCCAAGGCCTGTATACCATATCGATCATTTCGACTTCTGAAGGGACTGTCAGGGCAAGATAAGTCAAAGCAAGCTTTTTCTCATCTCCTCTGAGCTTAAGAAGTCCGGTTCCATCGTCAAGTGCGGGTGGGTACTGAATCCACAATTCCGCAACAAAATCACAAGTCTTAGGACTCATGATGTAGTCATCCCATTTGAAAACTTCATCGGGATACTTGACGGCACAGTTAATTCGATGGAGTGAAAGTCCACACATCCATCGCAAATCGCTCGATTGACCACCTGTAACTCTTTGGTGGCCAAAGCTCGCAGACGACTTCGGAAAGAGGTCTACGAAATCCTCCCCTCGTGATAAGTTCTCATTCAGACCCTTTCGGACGTCTTTGAGAACCTTCATGAAGGTAGGATCGGAGAAAATCTTGTCGATTGTCTCCTCATCCCCAGGATCGGGGGAAGTGAGCGTTTGAAAGTGCTGATTATATGCACTTTTAACTAACTGATCTGAAACTGGTAAAGTCGATCTTTTCGATTGATACCAGGAATACCAAAAATGGGTATTCTCGGGGTTAAAGCTATTTAGTCTGGGCTTTAACCACTCTCTGAGCTTTCCAGACGGTTTGAAACTCATATCTGGCTCGGGAGGGGGTTCATTCTTAAGATACTTCGCGAGGGGGTAGGCGAGAAGATGCTTGCATCTTTTCAGCCACACCGCCTCGGTTTTCGAAGAATCTAAATAGGAATGAATCTGCTCCTCGAGTTTGCGTAGGATGTGAGGTGGGGCATCATGATGCTCCATCACCAAAACAAGACCTCGCAAAAGGGCATCGGTTCTTTGCACTAAGGTCACCACAGGTAAGGAACCTTTCTTACCTGCTTCGGGTCCGGCCTTCCGGACCTTGTGGCGCAAACTGTTGGGATCTCTGACATTTGGTGCCATATCAAATTAGCACGGTACTCAGTATCAACAATTCGCTTTCTGATCCTTTTATTTCCTTTATCGGAAATATG